AACTGCAAGATATTGATTGTGGATGAAGTCCTTACGTTTAGTTATATATTCATAGGCTCTCCGCTTGTTACCCCAAAGGAATTTAGAATTAATCCCATGTTGTTTTACATCTGCCATTTGATTTCCGACAGACACCCAAGGTTGCTGAATGCTCAAGACCACCATAGTAATTACATTAACTAGATTATCACTAGATTCTTTTGCGTAATCTTGGATCGCTTTTGCATGAATAGAATACATACTTACCTCTCAGCGTTGAAGTCAAGCGGCGAGAGCCGCCCCATAATTAAATCCAATTCTTTGCTAGACATTCGCGGCATAGCCTCACCAGCACTAAGTCTACCCTTTTGCCAATCGTCCATTTCCTCCAATGTGGTTGGCAGTTTTATTACTATAGGATAATCGTCAGAAAGACAAGCACTAAATATAAAATCAGTATGCGACATTCTTCACAGCCTCCTCATCGAATTTTTAATAAACAAAAATCACGCTTATCATTTATTTTATAAAAAGAATATCGGCCTTTGAGGTGGTCTGCGGCGGCGGCTTGAGTTTTCTGGGCGTCTTTTTTAGAAACAATAAACCATTGTCCGGGTTTCATACTTTCAAATTTATCTCTCCAAGTTGATCCTCTACCCCTAAAATTAAATGGCTGTGGCGCTTCTCCAGAATTTATAGTGTAATATTCGGGGGAAGGTGCTTTTGTATCTTCATACATAATATATCTCCAAGTGATGATGCGACAGGACAGCCCCGCCGCTTTTACGAAAGGATCTTTAAAGCCCTTTCACCTTGTTCAAGGGCTTTAAAGTCCTGAAGTATTTTCAACATAAAGACTCTGATATACTTCGTCACGGTTGGTATTCCAAGGAAGCCCTCGACAACTCATACAAATATTATCGTCGGCTTCGGCATCAAACAATAAATGTTTTTCAGATACTTTATTTTTACATTTGCCACACTCTTGAAACCAGCCAGTAGGATACTGACCCCAGAAACCACGACAATTAGACTTTCTAAATTTAATCATTTAACTATCTCCACATCTGATTCAGTTTCGATTACAACTCTCGCACCACAAGATAATATAGGTTTACCGTTGCCACTGTACCGTAAAACTGAAGGCCCATTGATGCTGACTTCGTGACAATAAGTATTTGATCTGCCTCGCTTTATAGTAATAACAGGCTCATCCGTACCATATTTTTTATTAGCACGAATCTTGTGCTGATTAACGTGGATATAAGTTTTCATAATACTATTTCCTTGTGATCGTCTATAACGTGAACCAACTCATAAACCCTATTGAAATTCAACCAGCCGATAACATCGTCATCAGCATCAGGAAAAACTTCTTTAGTTTTAAAGTTACCTTTGGAATCTAATACAGCAAGCTCCCACCGTCCTCGCTCACCCATGTGTTCCCTATTGCCGTAGCTGATAGGGTTTTGAACAGCCGATGCAAACAAGCCGTTAGAAAATTTATAAAGCCTTTGGATTCCTCCAAGGCGAGTATTTATTTCCATATCCCAACTCATTCTTCATCTCCCCAACAAGTGTCACAAAGATAAAAATTATTTGAATGCCCCATAATAACTTCACGTTGGCTAGGTGTTAAGTCAGGCCAAACATTCTGAACCAACTGATTATTATGGAAATAATTGCGGTAATCATCAGAAAAAACCTCAATAGAATTAATCGTAGGACAAGCGTGGCACTTAGCACTAATGGTTAATAACATAATATTATTCCTCATCATCATTACAACAATTTTTAAGTTCAATTAATTTATCCATTGCTACAAACAATAGATGCTGATCGCCATCATCCATTAAATTATCAACAACTTGGTCGATGTTTCTCAACGCTATGTCAAGACGTTCAACAATAAAATCTATAACGTCTTGTCTGGACATTTCATCACCACTCATACGCTTTCCTCAGTTCAGAGATCTTTAAAGCCCTTTCATTCTTCAAGGGCTTTAAAGACTCTGGATTGTATAAATTAAATAGCAATAAGCACAACAGCAACGACAGTAAAGATATAACAGCCTGCAAGGATCATCAGGCGAGATTCTTTATATTTGGCTTCAGCGTGTGTCATCTTTATAGCTCCCTTAGCTCGGTAGGTTGAACGATAACTTTAAAGCCCAGCGACTTAATTAAAATTATTACATAAGGCGTCAAAGTTTTAGTGCCTGCAATCTCTGCAAAGTCGTGAGCTTTGGGACAAACGGGATAGATATGCTCTACCCCGTAGTTATTTTTAATCTTGACAGTAATACTATTCACTGATCTTCCTCCGCATATTTTCTATATCGCTCGACATGAGCTTTGAATTGCTCATCATCCATAAAGCCTGTGATAGTTAATATATCTACATTCTGATAACGGGGGCTATTTTGGATGCGCTCTAATTCTTTCCACTCGATTGTTTCGTAACGACTGCTCATAATATTTATCCTGTGTGAGAGAGGGATTGAAAGCCCCGCCGAAACGGGGCGATATAATATTTACTCGCTGTCAGGCTCTTCTGTGATGTACGCCATGATTACATCGAGCTTGGCATCTAGCGTAGCTAGTCGCTTGCTGTGATCTTCTGAGGCTTTCTCAAGCCTAAACACTCGACCAGTAATCTTTTCAAAGTGATCTTTGAAGTCACCGGCTGACATCTCCGATGGCTTTGGAGAAGCCTTAGTTTTAGCGGGTGTCGCTTTAGCCTTCGGCTTTTTCACCTGAATCATCTTGGTGAACTTGGCGGGAACTTTAGTTCCTTTCTTCCAAGTGTCGATATCACCCATGGTGATTGGAGTGTCTGAATGCTCTGCATTCCAACGTAACATTACAGCGGGGTAGACCTTTGAAAGTCCGTAGACTTCCTTTGGAGTCTCGCCCTTTAGTTCGGCAAAGTGACGCCCTACCATGTAGATTTGCTTGCCATTGGCATTTGCGGCAGGATCTGTGATTTCGATAGCTTGGTTGCTCATATGTATCTCCGTCAGGGCTTTGCCCCGTAAGTTGGTTTGAGCCAAGGCGGTCATCGCCAAGGCCATTCCAAGTTAAGCGAGGCGCTGAAAATTGTCAACGTCTTTCCCTGCGCATTATGCGGTTGTGAAAGAGTGTGTGACGCGATCACGGGTGCTTGCTTGAGATTCTTCGGAGAGTTAAATAATACCGTAGGTATTTTTTATTAAAGTTTTGAAATCTATAGAAATCTTTTTAGATTTCTAAAAATTTTTAAACTCTTTGGAGGTCTTCTAGTTTAGGAAACTAGAAAATCTCTGGCGGGGGGTTAAAAAATCTTTAGAGATTTTTTAAAATTCTTTGGAGGGTTCTGGAGATGGGGCAATAACTATTAAAAACTCTGGAGAGTTTTCAAGTGCGTAAGGCGTGGGCAGGTGTCCATGGGGGGGTGGGTGTATATATACTCAATGTCATACATTTCCAAAGACTTTGAGTGTCAACCAGTTTGTCGCCCAACTCCAAAGTCTTTAAAACGGGTAGCTAAATCTATATGTACCCGGTGGGCTACATAGTCTATTATATACATGAAAATGAATTTTGTCAAGACTTTTGCCAACTATTACCAAAAAACAATGTATATACTACTTGACAGTTTCTAATATCAGGTATATAATATATAGTTATGAATAAAGAATTAACTATAAAACAACAATCGTTTCTTGACAACCTTATGTCTTGTAACGGTGACGCAAAAAAAGCAGCAGAGCTTGCGGGGTATGCTGAAGGCTCATATACATCCGTAGTTAAAGCACTTAAAACAGAAATAATTGAACTAGCCGAGAGTATATTAGCTCAAAGCGCCCCTAAAGCCGCTCTAAAGCTCGTTGAGGTCATGGACAGTGAACAGCCCATACCCCAAGCTAACGTCCGTCTACAAGCCGCTCAGACGCTCCTAGACCGCGTAGGACTAGCTAAGACAGACAAACTAGATGTAAATGTACAAGGTTCAAATGGTCTTTTCATTTTACCAGCCAAACAAGAAGTAATTATTGAAGGCTCTTATGAAGAGGCGCAGTAGCAGTACTATTCCATTTGGCTATAAGCTAATGGAAGATGGAGAACACTTAGAAGAAATTGAGGTCGAATTAAAAGCCCTCAATAAAATTGTTCCGCTAGTAAAAAATAAAGTTTTATCTTTACGCGAAGGAGCAATGTGGATTGAATACGATACGGGTAGAAGTATTTCTCATACTGGCCTAAAAAAGATTGCAGATCGCTATGAATGATTGGGAGACTAACCCCGATGCGTATATGCGAAACGACAACGGGGATTTTATACTCAAAAAGGATGGAACACCTCGTAAAAAAACTGGCAGACCCAAAGGTTCGTCAGGTCGAGGCTACAACTACCACTCCCAAACCAAGGCCAAAATTGAAGCAAGAAAAACTGTACGAAAGAAAGAAAAACGATTAGCGCAGGTACGCACCAAACTAGAAAACTACAAAAGGTCGCTTGACACTTCTAAGAGTACCTTAAAAAAATTAGAAGGAACTGAGGCAAAAGCCGAGGGTAAAATAACAACAGAAACGGCTAATTTGCCCAAGGCGTTAAGGACTGTCGCAGAAGAGAATGTCATCTTTAGGCCCAACGACGGCCCACAAACTGACTTTCTTGCCGCTTCTGAGACTGATGTTTTGTATGGTGGTGCGGCTGGTGGAGGCAAGAGCTATGCGATGTTGGTTGATCCTCTTCGCTTTGCTCATCGGGCCGCGCATAGGGCTTTAATCCTGCGGCGTTCTATGCCAGAGTTACGCGAACTCATAGACAAATCTCGTGAACTCTACCCGAAAGCCTTTCCCGGTTGTAAGTACAAAGAAGTAGAAAAGCTCTGGAACTTTCCGTCAGGAGCTAAAATAGAATTTGGATTCTTGGAAAGAGATGCAGATGTTTATCGCTACCAAGGACAAGCGTATAGTTGGATTGGGTTTGATGAGATTACGCACCAAGCTACAGAGTTTTCTTGGAATTACTTGGCTTCACGATTGCGTACAACAGATCCAGAGATTATACCTTATATGCGGTGTACCGCTAACCCCGGTGGTGTTGGAGCGCATTGGGTAAAGAAAAGATATATTGATCCTTCACCGCCCTACGAAAGTTTTAAGGGCGCAGACGGATTAACAAGAAAGTTTATACCGGCTAGGTTGGACGATAATCCATACTTAGCCAATGATGGTCGATACGAACAAATGCTGAAGGCGTTGCCACCTACGCAACGCAGACAGCTACTAGAAGGTGATTGGGAGGTTGCAGAAGGTGCGGCCTTCACAGAGTTTGATAGAAACCTTCATGTTATTGCACCTTTTGAAATCCCAATGCACTGGGAAAGAATTAAGGGCATTGACTATGGATATGCTTCAGAATCAGCTTGTGTCTGGGGAGCCGTAGACAAAGACGATGGCACACTAATAATTTATAGAGAATTGTATCGTAAAGGTCTACTAGGCACTGACCTAGCTCACATAATATCTGAAATGGAGCTAAATGATCCAATGAGCGTTCCGGGCGTATTAGATACAGCGTGTTGGAACAGAACAGGGCAAACAGGCCCAACAGTCGGAGAAACACTAGTTAAGGCTGGTCATAAACTCCGAAGAGCAGATAAAAACAGGGTTGCAGGAAAAATTCAAATCCATGAATACTTGAAGACTCAGCAAAGCGGAAGGCCCAAAATACAAATATTTAATACTTGTCCTAACCTGATACGCGAACTTCAAAGTATTCCTCTGGATAAAAGTAACCCTGAAGATGTTGATACTCATGCGCCTGATCATGCGTATGATGCTTTAAGGTATTTGATCATGGCTAGACCAAGAGTAAATGATACTTATAGCCAAATTCGTCAGTTTCATAGAGAAACTGTATTTCAACCAGCAGACGGAACATTTGGATATTAATGAACAAAAAAGTTTGGCGACCGTTAAATACATACGGTATTTATTTTTTAGGAATTACGGTTGGGTGGACAATGATATATGCTCTCGTTAGCCTAACAACAATAGGATAATCATGTCAGAATTTGAAAACACTCTTGTAGAAAATGCCGATAACCTTTATTTTGAAAAAACTGAAGGCGAAGACGGCTTAGAGCTTAATGCTGATTCACAGATTAAATCTAATTTGGCTGGGCTTATTGAGGCCCGTTACATTGAAGCAGAGCTTGCAAGAGATGCTGATGAAAATCGTTGGATTACTGCCTATCATAACTTTCGTGGCCTATATCCTAAAAACGTAAGATTCCGCGAAAACGAAAAATCTCGTGTATTTATTAAGGTTACAAAGACTAAGGTGCTTGCAGCCTTTGGTCAGCTTGTAGACGTTATCTTTGGAACAGGAAAGTTTCCGATTGGTGTATTACCTACGGTGCTACCTGAAGGTGTTTCTGAATATATGCACCTTAGTTCTCAGCCGACTGCTGGAATTGAAACTGCTGAAGCGCCAACACCTCCAGAAAAACCTAAAGAAGAAAGCGGTATTGGTTATAAAGGGGATGGTCGTGTATTAAAGCCCGGAGCTACGCTTAACTCTGGTAAAGGTATTTTTGAAGATTTAGAAGCTGCCGAAGAACTAACATTTGAAGAAGGCCCGTCGCCCATTCCTGAAATGCTTGAAATTTCTCCTGCTAAAGAAGCAGCCAGAAATATGGAAAAGTTAATTCACGATCAGATTGATGAATCTAATGGTTCTACTGAACTTCGCAATGCTATGTTTGAATCTACTCTTTTTGGCACAGGTATTGTAAAAGGGCCATTTAATTATAACAAGACTTTGCATCGTTGGAGTGATGAAGACGGAGAACGGGTTTATGATCCAATTTTTGTTAGAGTTCCTCGTATTGAGTTTGTTAGCGTCTGGGACTTTTTTCCTGATCCTAATGCTACTTCCATTGATGAGTGTGAATACATTGTTCATCGACACAAGTTAAATAAATCTCAGCTTAGGGCATTGCGTAAAATGCCATACTTTAACGAAGATGCTATTCGTGATTGTATGATGCTTGGCCCAAATTATGTTGAAAAAGACTATGAGTTTGAGCTAAAAGACGATCAAAGAATGTCTGATATGGGTTCAAGTCGCTTTGAAGTCTTAGAGTATTGGGGCTTAATGGACGCAGAATACGCCAAAGAAATTGGCATGGAGCTTCCTGAAGGGGTAGATACACTTGATGAAATACAGATTAATGCTTGGATTTGTAATGGCCTTGTACTCAGGGCTGTTGTTAATCCCTTTACGCCATACCGTATTCCATACAATGCCTTTCCATACGAAAGAAACCCATATAGTTTCTTTGGTATAGGCGTTGCCGAAAACATGAACGACAGTCAGCAGATTATGAATGGTCATGCACGAATGGCTATTGATAATCTGGCGTTAAGTGGTTCATTGGTTTTTGACGTAGACGAGACTATGCTTGTGGGTGGTCAAAGCATGGAAGTTTATCCCGGCAAAGTCTTTAGGCGTCAGTCTGGTATGCCCGGACAAGCAATACACGGGCTTAAGTTTCCGAACACATCTCAAGAAAATATGATGATGTTCGATAAATTCCGACAGCTTGCAGACGAGCAAACAGGTATTCCTAGCTATTCTCATGGTCAAACAGGCGTACAGAGCATGACTCGTACTGCATCTGGTATGTCAATGCTGCTTGGTGCTGCATCGCTTAACATTAAAACAGTTGTAAAGAACTTAGATGACTTTTTGTTAAAGCCTTTAGGCAAAGCATACTTCCAATGGAATATGCAATTCTTTGATGGTAAGTTAAAGACTGAAGGTGATCTAGAAATAAAAGCATTAGGTACAAACAGCTTGATGCAAAAAGAAGTGCGAAGTCAACGATTGACTATGTTTCTTCAAACTGCTCAAAATCCTGCTATTGCTCCGTTTGTTAAAATGTCAAAGCTTATTAGTGAACTAGCATATAGCTTGGATCTTGATCCTGATGAAATACTAAATGATCCCGAAGAAGCAGCACTAGCTGCACAGATTATAGGAATGCAAAACAATGCTGGACAAGGAAGTGGCGAACAGGCTGGCCCCGCTGGTGAACAACCCGGAGCTATGGGGGCCGTTGAAGGAACACCTGAACAACCTGCGGATGTTGGAGTTACAGGCACTGGCGGTGGCAACATCGGAACAGGAAATGTTCCGCAAGCAGGGGAAGGCGAGTTCTCTGGCTAACTTGCTAACACTTCAAGAACAAGTAAATCAAAGACGAAAGGAAAAAGACGATGGCTAAAAAATTTCCAGATCTAACAGGCGACGGTGAAGTAACCTATGCAGATGTATTAGAAGGTCGTGGAGCTTTTGCTGAAGGGTCTTTGCTATCTTCTTTAGAAATGAGCCTTGAAGAAATAGACGATGAAGCAATTGTAAAATTAACAGGAAAAGACCCTAGCCCAGAAAGTAGAAAAGAAGCTTCAGAAATTTTAAAGTTTATGTCAGAAGCTGGAGAAGCTATTCTTGAATTAAACTCATCAAAAAAACCTACTACCCGAAAAGGAATTGCAGAATATAATAAAAAACAAAAAGAACTAACTAAAAAAGTTGATAAACTAAAAAAAGACTTAGGTTCGCAATTTAATTTTTTTAAATATCAAATTTTAAGAGATGCTGGAAGAGTAGAAAAAAATGAAGGCGGTGAAGTTGATAACTACATTGAACTTTTTGAACAAATGCAAATGTCTTTAGAGAAGGCAAAATCTGAAGAAGAAGAAAATATAATTCGTCAAAGATTTGAACAATCTACTAAAGGTTTTGATCAAAACATTATTATGCAAGCCTATAAAAAAATGGACGCTATGCGCGAACAAATGTTTGAAGGTGGATCTTTAATGGTTCCTCCAGAGCGTGAAGCATATGGTAAAGGTGGTGCAATCTTAGACCTTGTAGCGGCTCTTACAGGCAAACAAACCAAAGTCGCTAAGAAAAAGATGGTCGATGAAGAAAAGGCTCTTCAAGACCTATCTAAAATGATTGAAGACAACCCAAGGGTATTAGACGAACTTTCAGACGAAGATTATGAAATGGTCGTTTCAAAACTTCCACAGCGCCAAGCCGCAAAGTTAGGCATGGGCGAAGAGCCTTTAACTGATATGGTTGAAATGGCTCGTGGTATGGAGCCAGCAGAAGTAGCTAAAAATCTTGAAATGTTTAATGACATTGACGAAATTTTTGAATATACCGATACCCTTGATGCTAAAGGCGCTCGACAGTTTATGCAAAATCTTTCGGACGAAGATCTTGAAATCTTTGGTGCAGATCTTCCAGATGTAGGCGCAACGCTAGGCCCAAGAGAATTAAAAGCTGAAGGTGGCGAAATTCCAGAAGATACATACAACAATCTTAGCCCAGAAGATAAAATGGAACAAGCCGAAGATATGCTTCCTGACGAAGAAATGGAAGAAGAGTATGTAGACTTTGTAGCCTCAGAAATTTTAGATCAAGAAGAACAAGATTATTTATTTAAGGCTTTGGATGACGATCCTCGGCTTGAAGAAATTTTAGATAAAGTAATTTTAAATGCAACAGAATTTGCTGGTTCTGGGGAAGTTGAAGGCCCCGGTACTGGTATATCAGATTCGATACCCGCAAGGTTATCGGATGGTGAATTTGTTTTCACCAAAAAGGCGACCGACCAACTAGGCGCAGACAATCTCCAAGTTATGATGGATGATGCAGAACGTGCTTACGATGGCGGTTTGATGGCTATGGCAGAAGGCGGTATGCCTGTTGATGATCGTTATAGTAATCAACAACAAGACGAAGATCAAGAGGAAAAAGTAGAAGATCAAATGCTCTACGCAAGCCGAATGCCTAGTCTTATGAACCGATAAGGCTACCTAGAAAATCTAGCCCCTTATCATTTTATAACCTTGAGGCCACCTTGTAGTATCAAGACCCTGTATTAAATAGCGCATTAATACAGCCACCTTGAAAGACAACAAGCCCCATAAAGGAGAGTGACAATGAGTGAAGAACCGCAAGCGAATCCGTACAATCAAAAAAAGGCTTGGCATGAGCCTGATGGCCCACCAAGACAAAGTGCAGATTCATTGTTTTTTGAAGAAGAACAAGAGGCTACTTCCGAAGAAGATGGAACCCCTCAAAAACAAACTTCTTCTCGTACCAATTATAAAAAGAGATATGACGATCTAAAAAAACATTATGATCAAAAGATTTCTGAATTTAAACAACGTGAACAAGAACTAGAGGCTGTGGCCCAAGCGAATCGTCCTCGCTATCAGCCACCTAAAAGCATCGAAGATCTTGAACGTTTTAAATCAGATTATCCTGATCTATATGATACTGTCGAAACAGTAGCTCATATGCGAAGCGAAGAGCAAATGAATGCCCTTCAAAAAAAGCTTGCGGCTATTGAACAACGCGAAGCAGAAATGTCTAAGCGCGATGCCGAAGTTAAGTTGCGAGAGCGACACCCTGATTTTGAAGATATTAGGGGTGATGACAGGTTTCATGAATGGGCTAAAGAACAACCTGAAGAAATTCAACGTTGGATTTATAAAAACCCAGATAATGTTATGTTAGCAAGTCGTGCCATCGACCTTTATAAGATGGAAAACAACATTGCAATTAAATCTTCTACTCGTAGATCACAGCCTTCAAAGTCCAATGCGGCTGATATGGTATCAACAAAGACTACCGGCGTTGAACCAAAGTCAGCCAAGATATGGACGCAACGGGAAATTGCTGCTTTGTCTTTGGATGACTATGATAAATACGAACAAGAAATTGATCTAGCCATCCGCGAGGGACGAGTAGCAAGATAATAACTTGTCTTTTAGGAGTAAATTAAAATGGCTTATAACGTAAGTGATCAATATTTTGAGCCAGCAACTGATACCAATGCAAACTTTGCAAACTCAGTTTCTGGTCAAGCTAACTCATTCTTCCTTCCTGCTGTCTATTCAAAGAAGGTTCTTAACTTCTTCCGAAAGTCATCAGTATGTGAAGCCGTAACCAACACTGACTATGCTGGCGAAATTGCGGCATTTGGTGATAGCGTAAATATCATCAAAGAGCCGGTAATTACCGTCTATCAGTACGAGCGTGGTGCAGACGTAACGTCTACCAAACTGACCGACCAAGAGCTTACTCTTGTTGTTGATCGTGCAAACGCATTTAAGTTCATTGTCGATGACATTGAAACCAAAATGTCGCACGTAAACTTCAAAGAAGTAGCATCTTCTTCAGCGGCTTATGCGTTGCGTGATGCTTTTGATGAGGGCGTGTTTGCTATTATGCAAGCTGGTCTTTCTTCATCTTCACCTGACCACACGCTTGGTGCTGACTCAGCTACCGATTTGGGTGCTGGTGTATATGATGGCGCTGGTGCTATCGACGTAGGCATTTCTGGCGAAACCGATCCTTTGGACGTTCTTGCTCGTATGGCTCGTTTGCTGGATGACCAAAACGTACCCGAAGAGGGTCGCTGGGTTGTAGCATCTCCTGACTTCTATGAGCAACTCTCTCAGAGCGGTTCTAAGCTGTTGTCAGTAGACTACAACGCAGGCCAAGGCTCTATTCGCAACGGTTTGGTAAGTTCTGGCAAGTTGCGTGGATTCTCCATGTACAAGTCAAACAATATGCCTGCTACGTCTAACGCAACTGGCTTTATGCTAGCTGGTCATATGAGTGCTGTTGCAACTGCACAATCCATCACTAGCACAGAGGTCATTCGTGATCCTTCTAGCTTTGGTGACATTGTTCGCGGTCTGCACGTTTGGGGTGCTAAAGTTCTGCGCCCTGAAGCACTGATCGGTGCTTACTACAACATCGACTAAGATGCTGGGATGGGAGGGTGAAATACCCCTCCCGTTTTTAAAGGACTAAAGTATGCCATTAATTTCAACTCCTAACAAGCCAATTAGCATGAAGTTGACTGAAAACAAAAGAGGGCGTTACCGTAGTGTAGACCACAAAAAGTATTCAGATAACTACGACAAAATATTTGGCAAGAAAGATAAGGAAGAAAAAAATGAAAGATAAAAAGCGAGTAGACTACATGATAGGCGGTAAAACACGTTCTATGTATATGGGCGGTGGATATGGTTCAAAGCGAAACATGATGTCTAAAGGCGGTATGGCCCATGACTATAATAATATTATGGAAATGGAAGCCAAGCAAATGTCTCCAGACCATAACGAGTCAATGAAGCAAAAATGAAAGTAAAGGCCCCCGAAGGCTATCATTGGATGAAAAGCGGTAAAAGCTTTAAGCTAATGAAAGATCCTAAAGACGGTTACAAAGCCCACAAAGGAGCTTCTAAAGCCGTAGACTTTCCAATCCAAAAGGTTCATAAAAAATAATGGCAACAACATACTTACAGTTGACAAACGAACTTTTGCGTGAAATGAATGAAGTCCCGCTGACTACTAGTAATTTTTCTAGTGCTATTGGTATTCAAGCACACGCCAAAGATTGTATAAACAGAGCATACCTTGACATTGTTCTAGAAGAACCCCAATGGCCTTTTTTGTCAGTAGCTGACAGTGGGACTACAGACCCTATGTACGGTAATGTCTATGTTGAAACTGTTGCTAATACTCGTTGGTATGAGCTAAAGCCTGCCAGCGACTCTATAAAAGACGATTATGGCGCAATAGATTGGGACAATTTTTATTTAACTACTGTTGGTGTTACAAGCGAAGTAGCCCCCTATGTTGCTAAAAATCTTAAATTTACAACCATTGAAGAATGGAAAGATTTTTATAGGGCCAGAGAAAACGCAGACGATGCTGAAAATGCAAACGGCGGTGAACCTAAGCGCGTTATTCGCAGTCCTGATGGGCGTATGTTTGGACTAAGCCCAATTCCAGACAAAGTATACCGTGTTTGGTTTTATGCGTATAACCAGCCTACACAGCTTTCAGATTTTTCAGACGAAATTGTTTTTCCAGATGTCTATAAAACCGTACTCTTAGCAAGGGCTAGGTATTTTGTTCATCAATTTAAAGAAGCTGTTCAACCAGCCGCTTTAGCTCTTGAAGAATATCGCCGTGGCTTGAGACTTATGAAATCTAATTTAATGGTTCCAGAGCCTTTCTACATAAAAGATGATCGCAGGAGATTTGTTTAATGTCTCAGGCGTTTGGTTTTTCATGTAGAGGTGGTTTAAATACAAACCTTAACTCTTTGGAAATCTTAGGTCAACCCGGATTTGCAACAATACTAGATAATTTTGAAGTAGATCCTGATGGTGGTTATCGACGTATTAATGGCTTTACGGCTTTTGGTGGTGATTCAGCTACCCGACCGAATAGCGGAAATAGAATTTTAGGCACTTATCCCTATGCAGATGGACTTGTAGTTTGCTCAGGGACAGACATATTTTTCAGTAATGATGGCATTACATGGTTAAAAATTAATCGCTCAGCCGTTTCTAATAGCGGTGATAATTATACAACTTTTTCTGGTCGATCAACTTTAACAAGAACAAATCAAGGCCAGTGCCAATTTGCAGTATTTGAAGGTGCTACATATAATTATGGGCAACTTATTATTGCTGATGGCTCTAATAAACTTTATATTTTTCGTATGGAGGGTACTGGTGCGTTAAATACTCGTACTTTTTATGCAGAAGAAGTTGCAGTTTCAGGGACTAATGGTGTAAAATATATTACAGTACACGACCATCATTTAGTTGCCGCAGGGGTAACAGGAAGTTTAAGTACTGTTTATTACAGTGTTAATAATGACCCAACAGATTTTTCTGGAACCGGTGCTGGTGCAGTAACTATATCAGATCAAATACAGGGGATTAAGGGTTTTAGAACAGACTTAATTGTATTTGCAAGAAATAGTATACATAAACTTATAAATATAAATGATTCTCAAACTGTTCGTATTGATCCTATTGCAGAAAACGTAGGCTGTCTTAGTGGTTATAGTATCCAAGAAATTGGTGGTGATCTAGTATTCTTAGCCCCTGATGGTATTCGTACTGTTGCAGGTACATCGCGAATTGGCGATACAGAATTAAGTTCTATTTCAAGGCAAATACAAAACATTATTTCTAACATTGCAGTTAATATAAATTCATTTGTTATAGACAGTTGCGTACTTAGATCAAAATCACAATATAGGTTATTTTATGCAGAAGCTAATCAAGCGGCTTCAAACTCAAAAGGTATTATAGGTACTTTTACTGGTCAAGGTTTTGAATGGTCTGAAACAGAAGGCATACAGGCTTTTGGTTTAAGTTCTGAAATTGATTATACTGGTTTAGAAAAAAAATATCACGGCGATAAAAATGGCTATGTGTATAACCATGATACCGGTACAAGTTTTATTTATGATGGCGTAGAAAATAATATCCTTGCTACATATGAAACAGCCGATTTAGACTGCGGTGATATTGGAACACGAAAAACTTTTAAATATCTTAGAACTTCTTTTTCGCCTGAAGGTGAAGTGTCACCAACCTTAAGACTAAGATATGATTATAAGTCTACAGAAATTGTTCAGCCTAGTGATTATGAATTAACGACAATTCCTGTACCGGCTATTTTTGGAACATCTATATTTGGAAGCACGACATTTGGTGGCACAAACGACCCAATGATTAGACAAACAGTAGAAGGAAGTGCAAACACAGTCAGTTTAAGAATAAGAACAAATGATAAACAAAGTTCTTTTGCTGTTAATGGTTTTTATATAGATTATATGCCATCAGGTAGGAGATAATAATGGCCCAAGCTTATACACGACAAAGTACATTTTCAGATGGCGATACAATTACTGCTGCGTTATTTAATGATGAATATAATCAGTTAGTCAACGCATTTAATTATTCTAGTAGCAGTTCAACTTCTACTGGACACCGACACGATGGAACAGCCGGTCAAGGCGGTAATATACCTCAGATTGGTGACTTAGACTTTTTAAATAAAATTGTAGTAGATAGTACCAACAATCGTTGGGGCTTTTTTGTAGAAGTTTCTAGTGCCGCTGTAGAACAAATTCGTATTCAAGATGGTGCTATTGTACCCGTAACTGATAACGACATTGATCTTGGTACTAGCTCATTAGAGTTTAAAGATCTTTATTTAGACGGTACAGCAACTATTGACACATTGACGGTTGATGGGGCCGCTACAGTTGGAACAACTCTTGGCGTAACAGGCGCTACAACGCTCTCTAGCACTCTAGGAGTGACAGGAGCTACGACCCTATCCAGTACCCTTGGTGTCGCTGGAGCGACCACACTAAGCTCTACGTTGGCTGTAACAGGCACTTCTACACTGACAGGAAATGTCACAGCAACTAATGACTTGAGTATTGGTGGTAATCTAACTGTTACGGGCAACGCTACAATCTCTGGTAATCTTACGTTTGGGGATGCAGATACAGACACCATTACAATTGGTGCAGATGTAGCTTCGCATATTGTTCCAGATGTTGATAATACTTATGATCTTGGAACTTCTACAAAAGAGTGGCGAAACCTTTATATTGATGGTACAGCCAACATTGATAGCCTTGTAGCTGATACTGCTGATATTAATGCAGGCACAATTGATAATACAGCTATTGGAGCTACAACAGCCTCCACAGGTAATTTCTCTACGCTGTCTATTGGTGGAACTGCAATTACCTCTACGGCTACTGAATTAAATATTGTAGACGGTAGCACAACAGCTACGGCTACAACGCTTGCAGACGCTGACCGTGTTGTAGTCAACGATGCAGGCGTAATGGTGCAAGTAGCTCTTACAGACTTTGAAACTTATTTTGAGTCTGCACTAGATACTCTTCCAAACGTAACGACTGTTGGAGCCTTAAATGCTGGTTCTATTACTTCAGGGTTTGGAGCTATTGATAATGGCTCATCAGCTATTACAACATTAGGCACTATAACTTACGGAAGCCTATCAGACGGTACAATAACTATTACGGCCTTTGTAGATGAAGATGATATGGTATCTAATTCTGCAACGCTTGTGCCTACACAACAATCAGTCAAAGCTTATGTAGACTCTCAAGTAACTGCACAAGACTTAGACTTTCAGGGTGACTCTGGTGGTGCATTAAGCATTGATCTAGACTCTGAAACTTTTACGATTGCTGGTGGCACGGGTATTGATACAACTGGCGCGACTAATACGCTGACGGTTGCAATTGATTCAACTGTGACTACGCTTACGGGTACTCAAACCCTTACAAACAAAACACTTACTGCTCCTGTTATTTCTACTATAAGTAATACAGGTACTTTGACACTGCCAACGTCTACTGACACTTTGGTTGGTCGAGACACAACTGATACATTAACAAACAAGACCTTAACATCTGCGGTATTGAATACTAGTGTTTCTGGTACAGCAATACTTGACGAAGATGATATGGCTTCTAATTCTGCAACTCAACTTATCACTCAACAGAGCGCAAAAGCTTATATAGATGCTACAGCCACTGCGCTTGCAATTGCACTGGGGTAAATTATGGCTAATACTTTTAAAAATGCTTCACTCGCTGATGTAAGCAGTGGTTCATACGACACACTTTATACAACACCTGCAAGCACTACTACCGTTGTTCTTGGTGTAGCTTTGGCGAATAAGAATGCAAGTGCTATTACTGCTAAGGTGCAATTTACTGATTCTTCAGGCTCTGTAACGCGACAGCTACTAGAGGACGTAACAATCCCCGGTAATACAACGCTAGAAGTTTTATCAGGTCAAAAATATATTTTAGAGGCCGCAGATATTTTAAAGGTTCAAGCGGGAACAGCCACTTCTTTGGATGTTGTTGCTGGAGTAATGGAGATTAGTTAATGGCTATTACTACAATAAATAGTTTAGCAATTCCTGCTGGTACTGTTGTTTCGGCAGACTTGACGTATCCGCTGACTGGCTTTAGCTCTACGGGTATTGACGATAATGCTACGTCTACTGCGATTACGATTGATGCGTCAGAGAATGTTGGTATTGGTGGAAGCCCAGTTTCCTCGACTAGACGCCTCATGGTTACAGACACAGGTGACGTTCGTGTGGATATACGCTCTGGCTCTGACACCAACTTAGGCGCTGTTGACTTTAGTGACACCAGCAACACGGCGCGTGGTCAGATTATTTATGATCATTCTGATGACTCTTTGCAGGTAAGAACGCTTTCAACAGAACGTATGCGTATCGACTCCAGCGGCAACGTTGGTATTGGCGAGACATCCCCTGCAAGAGGGCTTCATGTAAAAGATGCTGCTCAAACTATTGCAAGGTTTGAATCTACCAGCACAAGTAGAGGGGTTATTTCTATATTAGACGCAAATACTACGGATGATACATCTGTTGGTATTGGCGCGGTCGCTAATGATCTTGTTCTGTACTCTGGCAATCTAACTGAGGGTATTAGGCTAAATAGCTCTGGCAATGTTGGTATTGGTACTGCGAGTCCTCAGTTTCAGCTACATTTAAGTGGTTCTGCTCCCGGTGTTGTAATGAGCGAAACTGGGGCAGTTAAATACTACAGAAACCGCGCCGCTGCCTCTGCATTAACTTGGGACATTCTTAATACAGACTACTCATATAATTCTGAAGCCATGCGTATCGACTCTAGCGGCAACTTGCTGGTTGGTAAAACAAGTTTAAGCGACACGACTGTTGGTTTTCAAGTAGAACCAAGTGGAAGAACAACTTCAACAATGGCCTCCTCCACTAGTGGAACATCTTCATTTAATCTTTATTCTACAGGAGCAGGAGCATATAGGTTTTATGTTAGTTTGGACGGACAGGTACGAGCAACTAACACTAGCATACTTGCTATCTCTGACGCTTCTCTAAAAGAAAACGTAAGGGACTTGGACAAGGGACTTGACACAATCAATGCCTTACAGCCTCGCAGGTTTGATTGGAAGAACGGTGACGGTAACGACATCATGGGCTTTATTGCTCAAGAAGTTGAAGAAGTCATGCCTGAGTTGGTTCACGACTACAAGTACACCGATGAAGAAAACAAGAAAGGTCTGAAGATGGGCGACATGGTTCCGTCTATGGTTAAGGCTATCCAAGAACTTTCAGCACAAGTAACCGAACTCAAAGCCGAAGTAGCGGCACTTAAAGGAGCTTAAAAGAATGCCATATATAGGACAAGAACCTGTTGCTGGTAACTTCGTACTTTTAGATGCGATTACAACATCTGCAACAGCTACATATGCGCTAACTAAAAATAGTGTTGCGTATTCTCCAGAGTCTTCAAGAAACATGATAGTTTCTTTGAATGGTGTTACGCAGGCTCCTGAAGCGGCTTATACAGTTTCTGGAAGCAATATTACTTTTAGTTCGGCGTTAACGGCTTCAGATGTTATTGATTATATATTAGTTCTTGGAGATGTTTTAGATATTGGTAGGCCTTCTGATGGTGTAGTAGGTACTGACCAAATGAATTATCCGTTAGGTAATTTTAGTTCAACGGGTATTGATGAT